TGATGATTCTTTAATATTCTTACCTAAAGAACCCACTAAAAAATTCATACCAGTCTCTGAATAGATGTACTTCTTACATTGACCTGAATCCATATTGAATGAATCATCAACACAAACAAGTAATAAATCTCTTAGGTATTTGCTGAGTTTATTTGAAGAAATACCATAATGCTTGTCTATGAAACGAGAAGACATAGCAGTAGGTTTTGTAGGTGAAACAAGTGCTTTAGTAAAGCCAATTGCTTTCTTACATCTACGAATTATTCTCGCATCTGCGAAGTTTGGGTTGTATGACATAATTCAGTCCTTATGCGTTTAATTTGTATTACTTCTTTCTTAATATTATTTAGCATAATAGCACAAAAAGAGCATCAAGTCAAGCAAAACGTCTACTTTTTAGTCTTCTTCAAATAAATCTACGAAACCTTTATGCTTGTTTTCCCATGCTTTTATGCGTTTATTAGCAATCTCTATGTACTCGGGGTCAAGTTCGCATCCAGTGTACTCATAACCAAGTTCTACACAAGCCATACCTGTTGAACCTGAACCATTAAAAGGGTCTAATACTTTACCACCCTTAGGCGTCACTAAACGAACCAAGTACTTCATTAGTTCTACAGGCTTTACTGTAGGGTGATTGTTTCCTGATGTTTCAGTAGCATCTTTTAATACATTACCATCACCAAACGCTTCGCCTCTTGGTCTTTGATTTGCCTTAGCATACGCATCTTTCATACGCTTTAATGTTCCTGTTTGTTGGTATTCTTGGTGCTTTGCCGCAAATCTTTTACCATCATCATAACAACCTTTTACATCACCAAATAATGGTTCTGGCATTTTCTCAAACCCTACATGTCGTTCTGCTCTGCTGACTTTAGGACAATAAAAGAACTTCTGGTAGCCTTCAACTTCACCTAATACATTAGAAGGGAAACGACCTACAGCATCAGCGTTCCATCCACCACTACCATCACCACCCGATGATGTTTCACCCTCACCAGTTGCTTGATGAAAAGAAGATGTCCTGTTACCTGCTTTTGGTTTGTTCTCATCAGCATATGCTATTCTACTCGCATCTATGTTGAGAGCACCTGTACCGTGTGTGAGTACATTGTCTATTGTTGATCCACTAAACGGCTTTCTTGCCATAACGATTGGTTCGTGTGCGGGTTTTAGTGCTGTCTTCCATCCACTCCATTGTTGTGCTAAATCTGTTTGGTAGTTGTATTTTTGTCCGCAATCTTCTTCTTTACAATCTTTTACCCAACTTCCAATAGTCTTGTTGCAAACTGAACATCTGTAATCTTTTCTACCTTCACCCTCGGTAACAATACCTGAATGTTTATTAGAACCATAGTTGGGGTCTTTCTTTCCTTCACGCTTGTCTATTGCTTTACCAATGTCTTGTGCTTTTGGGAAGCCTGAAGCATACAACCACATCAACTGGTCTCTAATCTCAAAGCCTGCCATCTCTATGTTAGTTGCTAAATGATGGTAAGTTCTTGCCGCTGAAAAGGCAAGTAAATGACCACCTGGCTTTAATACTCTGTAACATTCTTCCCATGTCTCCATCGCACCTGTATTATTGTCCCAATCTTTACCTAAGAATGCAATCCCATATGGTGGGTCTGTGACTATTGAATCAAAATAATTGTCTGGGTATTGTTTTAGAGTTTCGGCGTTGTCGCCCAACTTGAGTTCGTATTTCATCTTTTTTGTCCTGTACAAATGTTTCTTAATGTTATTTAGCATAATAACATAATAACAGTCTAAAGTCAAGCAAAACCTCTACTTTTTAGACAAAAAAAAGAGTGAAAGACCTAAATCTCTCACTCTTTTCCACATTTAACAACGAAAATGTTTAACCATTTCCTAGGAGTATTGAAGATGAAAATACTTCAAAAAACATCTTCAACTTAGCATACTTTTTAACCACGTCAATAATTTCAAAGTATGTACTCATAATAACACACTATGTACAGTGTGTCAACCTTTTTTATGCAATTTCTCTGTAATCTTGCAAGAAATCGTCTTGTACTACTAAACTATGTAAACGACGGCTCAAGTCACTGCGTTTGCGACCTAATACATCACGTGAATCACGTAAGTTGTATGCGACTTGTACAAGATTGGGTGATTTACACTTTGCATAACGTGTAATCAAGTCTGTTAATTCTTTAATGTCGTAATCTAAGATTGCGATGTTTTCTTCTAAACGTTTAATTGTGTCAGTCATTGTATTGCTCCTATTTTTCTCATTTATGTAAACATTGTAACACGATTCGTGTATTTGTCAAGTTTTTGAACAAAAAAAAGAGAACTACTACATTGGGGTGTAATAGTTCTCTTTAAGTTAGTTGATGTATGTCTCTAAGCGCCAACCGATTGACATACTCAACTAGGTCAAGAAATAAATTTAGAAAAACTTTACACTCGTAAAGACTCTGCATTCGCAAAGCGCCACTAGGGGAAAAATATTTCTCTACATCAACTAAACGGTAACACTCTGTTAAAGTAAGTTTAATTAATAAGTTAATATTACACTAAATGAGTTACTTTGTCAAGTACTTTTTCATCTTTAGTATTGAATGCTACAATCTTTTTGTACTTTCTTAATGCTCGAGGCAAATACTTGCCTTCTACAAAACCTACTGCGAACAAACCACCAGTATTGTCATCTGCTATTATTCTACATGTAGGTTTGATTGAGTAATAACTGACATATTCTTCTTGTGAAATTCTTCTAAGAGTTTTCCAATCAACTAACACCATTGCTTCGCAATCTCTTTTTGGAAAGTATGTTCTTATGTTTTGTTTCATTGACCTGTCAGCATATGTACTTGACTTGTCATACAATAACCATTCATTTATTCGCATGGTTGTTCACCTTCATCCCAGAAGTCACATGCAAGGTCTAATAAGATTGCATAGCGTTGTTGATGTTTTTCATTTAGTGATTTGAATAAAACTACAAACTCATGTAGTTGTTCAAGGTCGCAAAATCCTATTGCTTCCATATTTTGTAACATACAATCTAGTTTCATTACTGTGTATGCTTGTTTTGTACTGTAAAAGTTTACTACGTAACTCATTTGTCCTTACCATTTAATTTTATTGCTCCAATATGCGCCACTACTTTTCCCTTTAGCGATGTTCTTGGCATGTCGTTTCTTAAAAGACGCACGTTTCTGTGCATCTGCCCTTGTTTCGTTCTTTCTTGGTGGCTTTGTGTCAGCCCCTTGTGCGCCAAATCGAATAATCTTAACTTTGTTGTCAATCACAGTTGCAACTACGTGTGACTTAGTTGGGTGATTAGGAGTTCTCTTTGGTTTGTCTATTGCAGAAAGACCGTACTTTTTTAGTTTCTTTTTCTTTTCATCATTAGTTGCCATGATTACTCCTTATGTTGCTGTTGAATTGTCACTGAAATATTTCCAACCACTGTTGTAATAGATTGGTCTGCCATTTGTAGGATGCATCATTGTCATACCATCAACGTGGTAGTCTGTGAATGTTAATGAACCATCAGTTTTCCATTGTGTTGGTGTATTGAATTCAATTGCTGATTCCATAATGCCCATACCACCAGTTGCGGATGTACCACCAGTTGATGACAAGGATGCTTTCATAATACTAGTTGTTTCTTTACCGCTGTAATCACCGCCAGTTGGCAAACTATTAGAAATTATTAATGATTTTGTAGATGCACCATTAGTAACGGTGTCACCAACAACAAAATGATTGCTTGTAACAACATGTGCAGTGTTGGCACCAGGAGCGTACAGTGTAATACCTGTGCTTGTTGCATTGTCGTTTTTATTGTAAAGATTAATCTCTGCTTTGGCATCATCTGCTGATGTACCACTGTACTTTATTATTACTTTACTTAAATCTGTAGAAGTTGCACCATCTTCTACAATATTGATTTGACCTGCAAACGTTTCTTCTTCTAATGATGAACCTTGTGAATCTAAGTCTAACCAAGCAGAGCCATTGTAACCTCTGAAAGTGTTTGTTGAACTATTGAAATACATTGCACCAGTAACGCCTGTTGGGTCTGATGCTTTAGAATCTAATTGTATTGTGTCTCCAAATGGGACTTTACTTGCACTCCCAAATGTTGTAATCGTACCATCAGATTGTACTTGTGTTCCATTACCACTACCAAAATAAGCAGTGCCTGTAATATTGAAATCAGCATCAAACTCTACTTCATCACCATCAACTGTAATTGTGTTACTACTAATAGTTATGTCACCAATACGTGTGTTACCTGTTATTGGTTGTTCAAACGCAACTGATGTCTTAAACTCTGTAACTGGTGCACCAGAAATTTCTCTAAAGCGAATCATGTCTAATGCCGTGTCAATAGATTGGTAGTAAAGAGACACATACGCATCTGGAGAACCTTGTTCTGTTCCTACATAACGCAATCTTAAAGCACTTAAATCTTCATTACCACTATTGGGTTGTCTTGCAACTACTTCTAAACTATTCATTATTTGTGTTCGGTCAGAACTTGCATCTATGACAGAATTTGAAACTTCAGTATTACCACTTGCTTTGTCGTATGCTACAATTTCATAATGTGTTTGGTATGCGTCATATTCACAATCTGTTCCGTCTGTTCCCGCAACAGTAATGTCTCGTAATCTTGTCCATTGTGCTGATGTTCTTCTGCCACCACCACCTGGTGTTCCTATGAACGTATTTTGATTAGCCATAAGATCCGGACCACTTACACCACCTGAGAAGTCATAATCTCTGTCTAAGATTGATGCTTCCATAAACGCAAAGTTGTTGTCTGTTCTGCTTCTTGCAATAGCAAAAGGTGTACCACCTGCTTTAGAAACTCTTAGTGGTGCAAATTCCCATATGTCTACATTAAACTCTGTCCAAAGTGATGGATCGTAACTGTCTGGATTGACTTCTACATCACCAGCGTTAACTGGGGTGTCTGCCCACTCTACTGCGTCTGTTGTTGAATTGTAAGTTAATACTTTACCGTTTGTTGCACCGGTTGTTGAAATCTTTGCAAGTGTAACTGCATCATCGGCAATCTTTGCTGTAGTAACATTTGCATCTTTAATGAAATCTGTTTTAATACTACCAGTACTAATATTTGTATTTGGTGTTCTAACCTTTAATGGCATGATGTCTCCTTATGTTGTCCTGTGTGCTCCATATTTGACCCTACAGAGCGTTTGTTAGTCATTGTCATCATTACGTGCGTTTGTTATTATTGATGAGCCATAAACAGCAGAATCGTATTCTCTTAATGACAGTGTTACTTCACTGCTTGGTTCTACGACTGTTGACATAACTCTAAATTCTTTGTTTGTAATACCAAATGTAGAGTTTGTAACTGTTACTTTGTCACCTACTTGTAAGTCAATTGCTTCAACTGTACATTTAAGTTGAATCATATGTGACTGTCTACTTTGATTGATTTCTTCTATTAATATTTGTTCTACCACACTTGCTGTCTTTGTGAATGGTAGTGGAATATTTGCTTCTAATGGCATACCGTTGTCTTGTGAAACAAGTGTAGAACTTGTAATAACTTTAATGTCATCTTTGTAACCAGTAGATTCATTTAAGAACTTAGCAGTCATTTTATTGAAAATAGACTTTTTGTCGCCTAATATGTATTCAACATTACCTATTGTATTGTCATCTGTGATTGCTAATGATGTTGTATTCTCAGTTTGGTCAATGAGTAATCTGTATTTGTTACCAAATGCGATGTAACCGCGGCAACTTGTAAGTATGTCAATTAAGTTTGCATACACTGTACCACTTGTTGAAACATTACCTCTTGTTTCAAATCCCTTTGTGTTACAATATGATTCAGCACTTGCGAATGATGTTAAGTCAATGTCACTTGGGTCAATACCCTTACCATAGCGGTCATTCACTAAGTAATCTAGTACACATCTTGCTGGATTGTCTGAATATGAAAGACTTGTTCCATCACTTGTACTTGGTACTTTCTTACCTTCAACTTCGAATGTAATCTGTGGTAGACCATTCTTCCATACATCACTGTCATATTCTAATCTCAAGTAAGCATAAGCAATGCCTCTAAATCTTGGGTCTGACCATGAACCTTTACCTGCTAGTCCACTGATTGCTGTTTGTGAATCAGTTCCCGGTCTAAAGTACATGTTAACTTTACCATTGTATGGTGATTGTATTGACCAACTACCTGGGTCAGTTGAGCCTGCACTACTACAAGTTCCAGCAAGTTCTCCATCAAAGTAGATTGCTGAACACTTGTTCATTTCGCCTTCGCCAATCGCAAATACTAAATGTAAGTATGCGTTTTCAACGTCACCTACTGTTCCTTCTGTATGAGCAAATACTCTAATACCACCTGTTCTTGTTTCACCATAGATGACTGGTATTGATTGCGAAGACCCTGTCTTGTTAACCATAATACCTTGAGCACCTTGTACTTCGAACTCTGCCGCACTACCAAAGTCTGGTGTAATTGCTTTTGTAAGTTTATTTGCAATCGCTACCGAACCTGCGGCAATGACTGCACCAACAGCCACAGTTGCAATCACTGTTGCTACTGCTGTTGAAACACCTACAGCGGCAATAACGCCTGCTACTGCTGTTACGATTGCTACTACTTTAGCCATCAACGTTCTCCCGTTTGACAGTTTTTAACATTGAAATGTCTTGCTTAAAGAAACCTCTGTCTTCTAACTTTGAGATTAGCCTGTCATTGTTTTCTAATAATGGTAGATTAAGATTGTAAATGTTACATTCGTTTAACTTAACACACGCATCTATTTCATTTAATAATTGAATTAGATTTCTACCACTTCTGTATTCTTGGTCTATGCACCAAACAACTTCGTTAGCCATTTGGTAGTTGTTGTTGAACATGTACGAGTTACGAGTTGCAACATAACAAGATTTCATTTCACCTTCATCATTGCGTCCTACAATACCCATCATTATTCCTGCTTGAAACATATTCCACCAATAAACTTCTTTTGAGAT